TCCATCAATGTTGATTGCTGCTGCTTCATCGTTGCCAAGCGGAGAGCTCTTGTCCTTGACGCGGCAGTGCAGAGACTTGAAGATAGAATCTTCAACTAATGCTCCAACTTGCGCGTTAATTTCAGGGATAAAAACTGATTTCCGCTTAAGGAATTCTACATCCTCGAGTGGCAAGAACTCGGTGATGGCACTTTCCTTGTCAGGCATGGTGTACTTCTGACCGTATTCGGCGAGGACGGTGGACATGGTTTTGATGTTGAACTTTGTGTGTTCCGCATCTACCGATCCAATGTTGTCATCCCCATATGTGAGCAAGACAACGTGATCCCGGAAAGACTTAGCTTCCGGGTACGTCGAAAAGAACACATACCGTTGGTTGAGAGCACCACAAATGCCATTGACATGGACTGTGATGGCGGTGCCGGAAATCCACCCACCACTCATGAACTCCACGAGATCGCCGTTAAATGCCACAAGTGGCATGGCCAACTCGGACACCAAACCTCGCATTACTGCGAGATCGTCGGCGGTGTAAGTCATGTGGCTGGCAATCTCAATCATGCACATCATGGCGGCGATGATAAGCTGCAGAGGCAGCTTCTGATCGTAGTTGGAGTAGTCTCCAGCCAAGATGCGCTCGATGCCCTTCGCTAATGCGTGCACCATAAGTTCTTCCCATTCCTTGCTGTGAGCGTTTAAGCCTACAGCACATTCAGAGAGAGCTGGATGCATTTGCATGAGCCGGGCGACGGGCAAGAAGTACTTGCGCGTGAGAGCCACGAGAGTGGTGGGACAACTGTAGAAGATGCGAGCTTTGGGCTTGCTTAGGACTTCCATCTTGATACAAGCCTTTGCGGGCAAGTTTAGACGGACGCCTTCGCGAAGGTCCTTTTCGCATGCTTCCAAGTGTTCCCGGAAGGTTTCGGTGAATCGACGTTCACCGATTTCATCGAGATTCTCGATGAATTGGCTCTTCTTCCCGGTGAGCGGAAACCCAACTGAAGTACTCAGCTTCATGGCATCAATAAATTTGACTCCTGGGATACCATTGATATTCTCTTTTTCAGAGAGGGGAGTGCTTGATGACCAGAATGGGTCTTTCGCTACCTCGCAGAGCGGCGCGACGTAGTCCTGTGCGCACCTTTCCAACAAACTGTCGGAGAAGGGGGTGGCGGGTAAGGCCACATTGGAAAGGCATTTCTGCCAAGGTTCCCACTGAGGGGTGATCTTCGGTCCCATATACTTGTTGGGTTTACCGCATTCCAATGCAATCGAAGGACTAATCACGTGGTCCACAACCAAATTCTTGGTAGTTGTTGAACCTATGCAAGGACCCAGATATTTCAACTGGGATTTTTCGGGAAGAAAGTTCACAGGACTCTTGGCTTTTGTCGGTTGATCCAGGATGTATGATTTTCCTAGAATTTCCTTGCTCAACCCGGCCTGGGAGGACAACTTGACCCGTGTTAGGGGCTTAGTCACTTCCTCCAATGCCTTCGTGTACTCGGAAAGAGTAATAGTACCGAAGCAGCCTTGAGGTGAACCAGCCACACCGCCCAGATGAAATCCGAGCAAGACGACGTTGGAGCCATTGGAGACCACGGGAGCACCACACATACCCTCAAAAGTGTTGGGGGTTAGTGCGGTGTAAACTCCACCGTGAAATCCAGCTATCTCCTTACCATCGTGTTTGGCGTGGTTGGTGGCTTTACCAGATGTATAGGAGCCCACAAATGGTGTGGGGAGTCCTTCTGATGTTCGCCAGAGAGCCTTCAAGGGCCCAGAGCAGCTGAGATGCTGAACGGGCAAGTGTTTGGAGAGATCCCGAAATGATCCTCCAGCGGGGCAATATCCAAGACACAAGTCGGTGTCTGGGATTTTAACCACGTCGTTTTTGTGCACCGGGCACGAAAAAGAATTACCTACCTTTTCAGGTGAGTGCTTCAAGAACGTGATGACAAAACTGTCGCTATGCTCGAAATAGTGCATGGGAAGAACAAAAATCCCTGTGCTCATAAAAAGAGTGTTCGACATATAGGTTTTGCCATTGGGCGCTGCCATAGACGCGTGCATCAGATTCTTAGACAGGATACCCATCATGGATTCTGATGTCACGGTGTGTGACACTTCGCTCTTATACACCACTTCATTGCGGTGTACGGCGGCCCAGACATTTCGTGTGCCATCTCGCTCCTTAACTTCTTCGGTGGAGGGAGACATGAAACTCTGGGGTTTGTTCTTGCGGAAAGCAAGTATGAGGCGTGTGAGACCATACACAGCTGCAGCACCTCCGAAAATACGGGCAAACTGCGCGAAGTGTGTGTCTCGATATGCCTTGATGCAGGCGGGTAAGCAATCAGATTTACGCAACCTATAAAGGAAATATGCGCGAACCATTGAATTCAGATATGAAACGAAAATACTATACAATACAACGTGAATCAATATGCTCTTCCACCGGTACCAAAACATGCTACACAGGAACAAACAAAGGGTGGCCAAGGCGATACCATAACGGTGTACGCGCTTAGCCTGCTCGGCTTGGGTCGCCATGAACATAGAAATGAACCAGTCCTTCTGATACCACGTAGTGGGAAAGACCATGGTCCATGACCAATGTTTACAGAAATAGGCGCCTCCTATCAACAAAGCAGTCGAAACTGCGAGGTCTACACCGGAGGTTAAGGCACTAGAATCTGTGGCGAGCTTGGCATTTACGCCGGGCGAGATTTTTGTGATGGCGGCCTTAGTCCTCTCACCGAGATGAGGGGTGAACTTCTTACCTTTGGATTTATAATCTCCTTTGGGTTTGTCGTTCTTAGACTTTGGACGCCCCGGCTGCCAGCCGGGTGGTTCATCACCGTTACTATCACCAAGTAGCCTGGGCATTCGAATCGCACGCGATTTATTGCGTGGTTCGGGAGGCTCATACTGGGTTTTCACCTGGCATGTGGTGGTTGGAATCTCACCGTGCTCCATGCAGGCGCCGCAGATGTTTTTGCATCCATCGACGCCGCAGACTTTAATAGTCTTGGAGCGGTTTTGATTCATGGCAACGAGTTTCCTCTGCAGTTCCCGATGTTCGAGAAACTTGGGCACGAGGAAAGCGATGAGGCGAGGAAGTGTGATGCCCATAAGGGGCTCACCGTTGTCATATATGGGAGAGTAAGTGGCGAGGTTCGCTAGGTTTTCAGACCCAGGATCCACCGCTTCTTCCACATTGATGACCCACAAATCCTCGATAGCGGGGGGTTCATCGTAACCATGGTCGGCATACCATTGGGAAACGACTTGCGAACTCAAACCGCAAAGGGTGCCATCTGCACTGCTTCTCTGAAATTCAGGTCTGCATTCTACAGTGATGACATATCGGGCTCGACGCTGGATCGAGTAGGGACAATTGGAGTATTTGTGAGCATCTAAGTGCTTCACGTTGGTTGTGATACCAACAAGCTCCGGCTCAACGAAGATTTTGCCTTTCTCCCGAAGATCCGCCATATTCGCAACGAACGGGACGTTATTGTCCATGTCCTTAAGTGTTTCGGTTGGCGGGTTCTCCACGAATTCGGCCTTCGTGTTGCCCCAATCGTCAAACATGACAGCATTTTTGTGTGATTTCATTCCGTCGAGGAACTTCTTGCACCCATTAATGGTCTGACGATATTGATCGCCCATGGGCAATCCAGCAGCTTTGAGGCACGCGTCAAGAATGGTCGCGCCTATTGTGCTTTTGCCCTGGTTACTTGGCCCGAAAATCTCGAATACGAATGGGGCGGCACGAATGCCGGATCCCATCTTGTGGACGGCGTATTCATTCTCGATGTGTAGGAGGTCGAGAAGCTTGTCATCAATAACACGCTTCTCAAAACCTCTAAGCTCTTTCGAGGCTACGACTAATCGAGATGAAACTTCATGCAACTTGGCTTTGAAATGCGATTCGGAAATACCTTTCACGCGATCAAGATTGCCGTTGCGCAAGAGTGACCACCACAATTGTACATCATTGTAATCCTTGATCAGGTCATCATTAGATGCCGATCCAAAGATCAGTGGCTTAATAGAACGTTCCTTAACGCAGGCTGTTAAATTCTCTGCGAAATAAACAAAGGAGTTCAAAATAGCATCCAGAATGTCCCAGCAACAACTATGTTCCTTGAACAATCTCGGACGCACCACGTCAAATGTGGAAAACTTAAATGTGAGATTGGAGGCGTCGCAGATACCGACTAAACACACGAGTCCTAAAAGATTGGACACGTGAGAGAACAGAGACGAGTTTTTAAGATCGCTCCAGTTTCCGCGAAGCCCCTTGAGGGCTTGGGTCCACTTTTGACCAGTAGAGACCACGGTTTTTGTCTTTTCCTCTTGGGAAGAAGACTCACCTGACTGGGGTTTGACGGAATTATCATCGTCAGAAAACAATGGGGAGACACATTTATAGATCTCCTCACTCAACACTACTCCTGAGCGCGCTTTAATGAAGGTCATCACAGCGCAGGAGGCGGAGACGGGATTGTCGCATCCCATGAGGTTTCCGAAGAGTAGCACGACGTCCTCTAAAGGACTCATCATGTCGTGCCAGCCAAAAGTATCCTCCAGATCAGCTGCTTCGCGGAATAAATTCCCGACGTAAGACATCCAGCTTTCTGGTGAATTGGCAGAGTCTGATGTCACATCCGAAGTTTCGGACGCGACAGATTCATCATCTGCGTGTGGCTTAAAATTGGTGCACGGTAATCGCTTTCCCTTGGCCTTGGCCTTAGCGTAAAAACGCTTGAGAAATTTTTCGCGATTAATCTGTTTATACAGATCGCGTGCTGAGAGTTCCGCAGGTTGCGGTGCCGACTTGGCGGTGCAGGTTCGTCTGCAATGGTCCATCTGGGTCTTACCGAGACGGAGCAATTCAGAGGAACCCACAACCACCAAGTCAACTTAAAAATTTTGAGTTGACTTTGGTGAATGTGGGCGACACAACGGGCATAATTTCCCCCCCAATGAGGGTTGAAATGGAATTTGCTCCGATGTCTCGTGTAAATGCAGTCTACATAACACGAGCTTATAATCATTAGTGACGTAAAATCATACCATCTCTCTCACTTACGATGTGAGTGACAGTTGGCAATTACGTATAACCGTTGAGTCTCGTTTGAACGTGGTCCTCACAGTTCCATCGAAAGAAATAACGTTCTGACGACTGGAAAAGTGGTACCTAATGCTCCCTACCTTATTAAATTGGTGGCTAATCCACAGCTGCCCTGGTAGTTGGTACACTGCTTCAATTATAGCACGGTTGCTGTTAGGCCCTCCTCTAGACTTGGAGGAGGCGCTGTTAATTACAGCTTAGATCTTGTGTTATCGTACACATGATGCGCTCATGGCGCAATCGTAATTCAGTATTGACGTGTTCTTTACAAGGCAACTCATTTACTACGGATGAGTCCGTACTCTCGCATAATGCGACGAGATTCTTAGATGGTCTTGGACCGTCAAATAAATTGACACTCGCGTGAAGCGAGATTCTTAAAATTGGAAGAAAATCTGGGACTTCCATGAGCATAAAATGCTCTCCCACAGTAGACTTCGTTTGTTCAAATGAATGAATGCTCTACGAAGATATACCGGTTTATTGACCGTTAACTCGGTTTCCATTGTTATAGGCCTCAAAGGGCCAAAATGGTGGTTTGCATGCGTGGTAATCGCATGACTAGAAAAAGTTAGGTGTAGTTACACACTCTCTAAGAGAAACAGGGGCAAGGATGCCCACAGTTATCTCTATTCTTGAGAAGTTGTAAGCACAGTTACCATGTACTCCAAATTCTGACGCAGGGCTAAATG